ATATTATAAATAGTAAGAAAGATAGGAATTTTGAAGTATGGCAACAATACAGAATATCACTATTGACAAGGATTGCGACTATACAGAAACACTAACAGTTAAAGATTCCACAGGAACAGTAGTAGATTTATCAAATGAAACTATAGCAGCAACTTTAAGGAAGACACATTCCTCTGCTACATCATATGATTTTACTACGGCTAAAGTTAGTGCAACTGACGGAACTTGTTCAATTACAATGACGGATGCTGTTTCAGCAACACTAGCAGAAGGTCGTTATGTTTGGGATTTAACAACTACTGATAGTTCTGGTTTAATAACTAGACGAATCGAGGGAAGAGCAACGGTTACACCAAGCGTAACTAGATAATAGTTATGGCAAACAATTCAACACAAAGATATATAGATGTAGAAAAACGAAATGGTTTTTTGTCTGATTTATTACCAACTAAATTAATTCATCAGCAACAACCTACTATTCTACCGATCCAAGAAGATGTTAGTGTTGATATTGATGTTGACATTGAAAAACAGATTGCTCAATTGCAAGAGGCAAAAATGCAAACAGGAATTAAAAAGGTAGTTCCTGTAGATTTCGATGCTGAGTTAGGTACTTTCTTTTCTACAATTACCGAAGAAAAAAAAGATTTAGAAGAAAAAGTAGCAAAAGACGAAAAGAAAATAAAAGAATTTGAACAACTTTTTTCAAAATTAACTGCTGCTAAAAAGAAGGAAGTTAAAAAGAAAAAAGTATTATTAGTTGAACCTGAACCTGAAAAACCAAAAGAAGTAGTTAGTGAAATTAGAGCTGCAGAAAAAAAGGCGGCTGGTTCGATTATGGAGTATCTGCTACCAAAAGAAGTAGAGAAATATGATGAAAATATAATTAGCCGAGTATCAAAACAGATTTCTGAAATGCAGGTTGCAACAGAATTAGATAAAGATAAAATTAAATCTTTGGAATCTATTGATTCGTTAGACAAATTAAAAGCAGAATTTTTAAATTTTAAAGATATTGTTGCTAAACAAATGGGAACAATTGGCGGCGGTGGTGAAGTTCGTTTAGAATTTTTAGATGATGTTCAAAAAAGTACAGCTGTAGTAGATGGTAAATTTTTAAAATATAGTTCTTCCGATAAAAAATTTATTGGTGCAGATGTTAGTTCTTCGGAATTTAGTGGAGTTACTGCTGGAACTGTTACTGCAAGCAAAGGTGTAATTGTAGATTCAAATAAAGATATTGATGGATTTAGAAATGTTACAATAGAAGGTAATTTAACGGTTGAAGGAACAACAACTACAATTGATTCAACTACAATTGAAATACAAAATTCATTTAAATTTGAGGGGTCAACCGCTGACTCTTATGAAACAAATTTAACAACGGTTGATCCTACAGCAGATAGAACAATAAGTTTGCCAAATGCAACTGGTACTATCGTGTTGAAAGATACAACTGATACATTAACAAATAAAAGTATTGATTCTGACAATAATACAATTACAAATATTGTCAATGCTGACATTAAATCATCAGCAGCAATCGCATTTAGTAAGATGGCAGATTTAACTGCTTCAAGAGCATTAGTGTCTGATAGTAATGGAGATGTGTCTATAAGTGCGGTTACATCAACTGAAATAGGATATTTAGATGGAGTTACTAGTGCAATTCAAACACAACTATCTGATAAATCTACTAAAGCATTTGCAATTGCCCAGGCTGTTGCATTAGGATAATACTAAATAGTAAGACAAGGAAAGAATAAATATGGCAATTCCAAATACAAGGGCGAATTTAAAAGAATACTGTTTGAGGTCTCTAGGTAAACCTGTAATTGATATCAATGTTGATGAGGACCAGGTTGAAGATAGACTTGATGAAGCATTGCAATATTTTGCCCAATATCATACAGACGGTGTTGAAAGAATGTACCTTAAATATAAGGTTACTTCCGATGATATTACTAGATTAAAAAAGAATAAAGAATTTAATGTTGATGAATTAGGTACGGTTGCTGAAAATATTGAATTAGAAAGTGGCACTAATACACAGGAAGAAGGTGCAGGTGATTTGATATTAGAAACTAGTTCAGCGCTTCTTACCGAAGATTCAACATTGGTAAGAACAACTTACGAAGAAAATCAAAACTATTTGGTAATTCCAGACCATATAATAAGTGTTATTAATGTATTTCCTTTATCAGACAGAGCAAACTTAAATATGTTTGATGTCAGATATCAATTAAGATTAAATGACTTATACGATTTCTCATCTACAAGTATCGTCCATTATGAAATGACAATGAGGCATTTGGATTTTCTTGACCACATATTAGTGGGAGAAAAACCAATTAGATTTAATCAGTTATCAAACAGATTATACATTGACCAAGATTGGACAAATGATGTTTCAGCGGATGACTATTTGGTTATTGAATGCTATCGTAAATTAGATCCAACTACACACACAAAAATTTATGATGATATTTACTTAAAAAGATATGCAACTGCATTAATCAAAAGACAATGGGGACAAAATCTTTCAAAGTTTTCTGGTACAGCGATGTTAGGTGGAGTTACACTTAACGGTCCTGAATTATTTTCAACTGCTTTATCCGAAGTTCAAAAATTAGAAGAAGAAATTAGAACAAACTACGAAGAACCTCCTCATATGCAACAAGGATAATAAATGCCAACTAATGTCTATTTTGACACAGGCACAACATCTGAGCAAAGACTATACGAAGATTTAATTATAGAACAGCTTAAGATATACGGCCAAGATGTCTATTATTTACCAAGAAAGATAGCAAACAAAGATACAATCTTTGGTGAGGATCCTGCTTCGTCTTTTGAGGATTCATATATGATTGAAATGTATGTAGATAATACCGATGGATATATGGGCGAACAAGAAATTATTAAAAAGTTTGGTTTAGAATTAAGAGATGATATTACATTTACTGTTTCTAAATTGAGATGGGATATGTTAATATCTAACAATTCAGATTTACAAACTACATTACGACCTAATGAGGGTGATATAGTTTATTTCCCAACTACAAAAGCGTTCTTTGAAATTCAATTTGTAGAACACGAAGCGCCTTTCTATCAACAAAGTGCATTACCAGTTTATAAACTATCTTGTACTAAATGGGAATATGCTTCTGAAAGAGTGGATACTGGTATCGCTACTATTGATAGTGTGGAAACATCATTATCAACTGACACAATGCAATGGCAATTTACTTTAGAAAATGAAGTAGGTTCTTTTGTGTTAGAAAGTAGTATCGGTGCAATAGATTATTTCATTAATGAGGACTTTACAATGGCAACCCAGCAACCTGCAGACGATGGTGCTGCCTTTGAAGAACAGTCTGGTAATAAGGCTGGTTCTACTTATGATGATATATTGGACTTTAGTGAAAGAAATCCATTTGGAGAGGTTGACGAATACTAATGTTTGGAGAACACTTTTACCATAAACAGATTCGTAATACCGTAATTGCCTTTGGCACGATATTCAATAATGTTAATATTAAGCGTACGGATTCTAGCGGGAATCCTTTACAGAAGCTTCGTGTTCCATTATCATATGCACCAAAAGAAAAGTTTTTGGCAAGACTAGATGAACAAACAGATTTAACAGGAGACGATTCAAAGGTTGCTATCACTCTACCTCGAATGTCATTTGACATTACTGGATACAACTATGACCCTAGTCGAAAGTTAAATAAGAATCAAAAACTTGGTGTAGTAACAACTAATGCAGATACAACAAAATTAAATACTCAATACTCACCTGTGCCATATGATGTGAGTTTTGAGTTAAATGTTTTTGTTGCTAATTCAGATGACGGTTTACAAATTGTAGAACAAATACTTCCTTATTTTCAACCAGACTATACGGTAACTATGATACAAGATTCTACATACATGGATACAAAAAGAGATATACCTTTTATATTAGAAAGTGTTGATTATGATGATAGTTATACAGGATCTTTAACATCAAACAGAAGAATAATTTATAGTTTAAAGTTTACTGCAAAAATTTATCTATATGGACCAATTAGTACAACTGCTGTAATTAAAAAAGTTTCTGCTGATTTATATGATAATACAGCAGACCAAAGTCCGTATCGTAAAGAAAGAGTTACCGTTCAACCGAATCCAACTTCGGCGGATAAAGATGATAGTTATACATATACAACAACCCTTGAATTTTTTGATGATGAAAAAAATTATGACGAGGCAACAGGTGATGACAAATAATTATGAGTACAATAGATGATAAACTAAATGAAGTTTTAAATATTACTGGTGAAATAGTACCAGAAGAAACTAAAAAAGAATTAAGTAAAGAATTAACAGCACCAGAAGATAAAGATCCAGATATAGATTTTGAAACTGGTCGTAAAAATCTTTATAACTTACTCGATAAAGGTAATGAAGCAATAGATGGCATACTAGAGTTAGCAAAAGAGGGAGAACATCCTCGTGCCTATGAGGTTGCAGGACAATTAATTAAAACAGTAAGTGAAGTATCACAAAATCTTTTAGACTTACAAGATAAATTAAAAAAGATAAAAGAAGTTCCAAATACTGCCCCTAAAAATGTTACTAATGCATTATTTGTTGGTTCAACAACTGAATTACAAAAGATGTTGAAGGATAAAAAATAATGGAATTTTTCAGAAACGGATTAGAAGAAAGTATTACTCTTCCTAAACCACCTATTGTAGATGAAGATGAAATACAAGAAGTTAAAGTAGCGATTGCTAATCGAACAATGGAAGATGTGCAATCGGTTATGAATCACGATAGAGTTCCTTTTTATGCAATTAGAACCTATTGTCAAGCAAATGGATTAATGTTTCACGATAACGAATTTTCTGACATTGTGGATCAATCAGTCCCTATTATAATGCATTTTAAAAACAAGTTTGATAGAAGGAGACCTTTTGTTGTAGATATGAATTTAAATATCTTACCAAGTTCGACAAATGATACTCCGTCTTATCCAAGTGGCCACGCTGCTCAATCAACAATAATCGCAAGATATGTTGCTGGTAAGTTTCCCACACACGAAGTAGCATTAATGAAGGCAGCAAAAGAATGTGGTTGGGGAAGAGTATTAGCAGGGTTTCATTATCCTTCAGATTATACATCTGGAAATTTACTCGGAGAAAAAATGTATTATATGATGAACAAAGCAAACTATGAATAAACACGAACAATATTTAGGAAATCCAAATTTAAAAAAAGGTCATACACCATCACGCTTCAGTAAGAAACAGATTCAAGAAGTAATTAAGTGTATGGATGACCCGAAATATTTTATTTCCACATATCTGAAAATTGTTACAATTGATAAAGGTCTTGTGCCTTTTGAGATGTATAAATTTCAAGAAACGATGGTAGATACTTTCCATGATAATAGGTTTACAATATGTAAGTTACCTAGACAAAGTGGTAAATCAACTATCATTGTTTCCTACCTCTTACATTATGTATTATTTAATGATAATGTTAATGTTGCAATACTAGCAAATAAATCTTCTACGGCAAGAGATTTGTTAGGGCGATTGCAACTGGCTTACGAACATTTACCAAAATGGATGCAACAAGGCGTTCTCAATTGGAACAAAGGTTCAATCGAATTAGAAAACGGAAGTAAAATCGTAGCGGCGAGTACATCTTCTAGTGCTGTTCGTGGTAGTACCTTTAATATAATATTCCT